GTGGCTAGATATTTAAGTAAAACAGCGGCTATAGCCCCATTAGACGGCAACCACGAGAAAGCTGGCGACAATATATTTACTCAAGGTAGCAAGTGGGTATTAATTGAATTTAAAAGAAGTAAAGCCGACTTAGAATCTGAAAAAGCAAAATTTATAAATTATGACCAAGCTAAAGATGCATTGTCTGCATTTGATAGTCACTATTTCCTGATATACGGCGGTCTGCTGAATCCGGGACAATTTGGACTCTGGGCACAAACCTATTTCTCCGGAAGAAAAGGTATCTGCCTAGATGAAGTTCTGAATAATGCTAAAGGCATAAAAGATTTTATTCTTTATGTCATAGCATTATCGCATTTAAAAAGGTGGTAATCCTGGTGGTTTAGGAGGCTGGGGCTAACGGATTATGCTCAAGTGGCTTGCATCAATAAGCATGGAGAAATATATGCCTGTATGTCTCTTTCTGGTTTCCGTCGAAAAGCGGGTGTAAAACCGACGCCTGAAGCCAAATACAGAAGTGCAGCACCAGATATGTAATTATTCTTCATCTATTGATATCAAGAGTGGTACGCATGACTTAATAAGTAATAGTGCCACCTTACCTTTACGCTATCCCCCATACAGCCACATCACCACTCCCCGCTTCACTTTGCACGATTTGAAGGCAAAAGGTATCTCAGATCTAATCGGTTCGCTATACGACAAGCAAGCAATCTCAGGACACAAAAACGCATCACAGACGGCAAGCTATGATAGGGAAATTAGTGTTGTTCCGGTCATCAGCGGGCAGGATATGGCGAAATGATATGGTAAAAAAATGGTGAAGTGTAATTTTGATCACAAAAAAACCGCCTCACGGCGGCTAACGACATACTCATACTACTTTGTTTTACTTAGAATATTTTCCATGGTGCCCGGGGCGGGACTTGAACCCGCACAGCCATAAGCCGAGGGATTTTAAAAATTTGATGCTACTTTTTAAAATCAATAAGTTGTGTATGCTCAAAGAGTTATAAATGCGTATATTTAACTATTTTTGTGTGAGACTCGTTTTTGCTGCCACTAAAAATAGCAACTTATTCCTCAAAAATTAGCTTGTCATAAGGATTTAACGTTATGGCCGCATCTAGGTGATCAGGTGCAAAATGTGCATATCTCATCGTCATTAGGATAGTGCTATGACCGAGGATCTGTTGCAGCACTAAAATGTTGCCGCCCCCCATCATAAAGTGACTGGCAAAGGTATGTCGGAGTACATGCGTTCGCTGCCCTTTCGGTAATTCTATACCAGCTCTTTTCAGTGCATGTTTAAAGGCGTCATAAGAGGCCGAAAATACAGGGCCGCGCATTTTAGGTAACCGCTTATACAATCTTTCTGATATGGGTACGGTTCTATTCTTTTTACCTTTGGTATTAATGTATGTCACACGACTGGGTAATATCTGCGACTGTTTCATATCCTGCGCTTCTCCCCATCTGGCACCAGTGGCTAAACAGAGGCGAACAATAGTTCCTAAGCTCCTATTTTCCGACTTATCACAGGAAACCAAAAGCCGTTTAATTTCATCTTGGGATAGAAAAGCCAGCTCTTGATCTCCCTCGCTAAATTGCCTGATACCATCAAGCGGATTGATTCCCTCCCATTCACCCAGCCGCTTTAATTCTGAAAACACAGCATGGAGATATGATTGTTCACGGTTAACAGTCGCTTCTTTTACAACGGTACGCCCTTTAGCTTTCCATTCACCATTCAACCGTCTCTCCCGGTATACAGCAAACATATTCTTATCGACATCTGCTGCTAAGGGTTCCCCCATTCGCTCACAAATAGCCAATAATTTGTTTTTTCGGGACTCACCAGAAGATAAGGTTTTACCGTGCATTTCATACCAGCGCTCTACTAATTCAGCCAACGTTATCGCACTGATACTCACCGCAGCGTCTTGTTTATGTCCCATGATGCGTCTCTCGTATGAGATCGCTTCACCTTTCGTAGCAAACTGTTTACGTATTCGCTGATTCTCGCGACCATAGGGGAAACATTGGCAAAGCCATTTGCCATTAGGTAATTTACTAACTGCCATTATTGTTCTACCCATCCCATCATCATCATTAGCATTACAGCGCTAGATGAGATTTCTTGATTAGCGAACATTATCTTATTTTTGGCGGGATTTGGATCTCGTTCGAATGCTAAATCTAGTTGGTTTACTAACTCAACGGCATAAGGTTTTAAGTCATCTATTGACCGTATATTCTTTTTGATGTCAGCTTTTAATAACCCCTTACTCAAGAATGAAACAAGGAAATCAGAGCAGGTAGCAATCTTATTATTCTGATCCGCATTCTGCCAAATTAGTGCATTAGCATCATGCAGATCCCCCCCTTCATACCATTCCCCTGCAAATACATTACTTGTGAAGATAACAAAAACAATAAATATAATTGATAATATATTTTTCATAGTTAATCCTTAACAGAAGTAATAGAGGAATTATTAAAATATAAGACCATTAAGCAACTTAACTTTAAGTTATTTATTAAAAGAAACTATTAAAAATGCAATTAAAAATCCCGAGATAAATACGCCACCAGTAAATATGGGGTGGTCTCGTAATATTTGCTGCCATGATAAACGTTTTTCTGAAGTCGGTGCCGTAGGGGAAATTGGCTCCGAATATTGTTTTTCATCCAGCCACGATAGTGCTTGTTGCAATTGTAAGCGACTTAACTCTGTTAAACGTCCTGTTCCAAACTGAATATGACAATATCGAATAAGTTGCTGCCTTTCCGATTCTTTTTGAGTATTTTTCAGTAGCAAATGTATTAAAGACTTACTTGCCTCTTGATCACAGTAACGAACGCTCAAAGCCCGAAGATATCGATATGCTACCTGATAATGACTTACTGTCATTTCTTCAATGCTACTGACACCAATCTCTGCATGAACCCTTTGCCAAATGGCAAAACTCTCTTCATAACCAGTCTCAACAATTTCTTGTACCAACTGATTTAACTGTTTTCGCTGTGCTGGTACTAATGGTCGGTCATCTTTGGGAGGATGTGGTATTGAAATATTTACCAAATCTCGTCCAACAAACTGATCAATCCTCGTATTTTCTTCATTAAAATCACGGCCTGCTACCCTATTCCGATCCTTGGAAGCCTCAGTGTCCATTTATTCCTCCGTTTTACTTTTTATGTTCGTGAAAATCCCTGCCAGCAACACGATGCCCACTGCCGCGGCTAACACTTACCTTGCTGGTAACAGAAGCTGAATTGCCAGCAGCTAATGCCGCGAGGGCCGCAGCTTTTACAGCAACTGAAGCCAACCGATAGCTATCAAGCATTTCACATTCATCAGCAGTCAGCGCCGATACAGAACGCACTCCAATCACAACGTATTGTACATCCAGGCCAAATTTAGAAAGTGATGCCAAGTAGAACGCATCAGGACAGCTTTCACCTTTCTCGTATTTCAATTGGGTTAGTTTTTTAACTCCGCCAATATCACCCATAGCTACTTGGCTCAGCCCCAACCTTTCGCGCTCTTCTCGCAAACGCAATCCGATATTAATTTTCATGCCAAAATCCCTTGACTGGTATGTTTTTATATACCAGAATGGTTCTCACAAGTACTCAGTGGATCACAATATACCATTATGAAACAAGTCGAACATTACCAGCGTTCGCGATTACCGAAAGGAATCGCCTCAAAAAACCCTACCCCTATGCGTTTGTCTGATGATGAACGTTTGGAATTAGAAGCACTTGCAGCAAAAGAAAGCCGCTCAATTTCAAGCATGGCACGCCTGATTTACTTGCGGGGTATTGCTGCTATTCAAACTGAATGATAAGGAGAAATCATGGGTAATATTACTATAAACATCACAATACCAACGGGGTATGTGTCGCTTAAAGAATACTCAACACTGACAAACATCCCTTTTGCCACCTGCCGAGGAATGGTTCGCGATGGCCGCATTATTATTCGCCCCAAAGCTAAAGCCGGTGACAAAGTTGAAGTTAATTTGGTCGCAATGCTGAAAGATGCCATAGCTAATAGTTAGGGGGGGAATATGAAATACACCTTAACCATTATTAGCCGACATTCATCAGCCTACCGTGGCTTTGTCATTACTCATCGGCCAAGAACAGCCATGAATCCCATTACCCGTTATGAAGTATTTCTAGGTGAACAGTCTTTCGGTTTGCTTGACGCTCAGGCACTTGCAACGGGTTTTATCGATCAGTTGTATATCGAACATGAGACGGGAGGCACAGCATGACATCACTTTGCTTACAGATAGCCAATGCCATATTACGGACACATATGGTTGATATGGCGGAATTAACTCGCCGTGCAATAGAAGAAGATGGGCTGTTCTCACTTAGATCAGGGCTTCATGACCGCGAGAAGGAAGTCATTTTCCGTAACACCATTGCCGGCCTATCAATGATTACTTCCATCGCTTGGCAATTGCGTGAAAACGAATTAGTGACTTTCCACCAATTAAGCACCGAATTGAAGAAATTTAGTGAGTCAGGAGTGCTTCCTCCACTGTTCAATGCCGAGGTGTCAGTATGCCAGGACAATTAATTGAATTAACCAGCGGTGCATTAGTTGTTCTTGTGGCACTGATATGGGTCGCTTTTCTGTCTGTCCGCGCAATGTTCCAAGATTATCACCGCCGCTCTAGCAACAAGAAAGAGGCAGAACGCCGTGCATTTCTGGAGCGTAAAGCCGAGGTAGAACGCAAAGCGCGTCAACAACTTTGAGGAAAATTGATTGTTCTCACGTGAGGTGCGAATGATGGAGAAAATAAATACGAACGAATCGCCACTATCAATACAGGAATGGAATCAGAAAGTTGGTTTAGAGCATTTAAGCCGTTTAAAGGAAATGTTTAATAGAGATCCAGATGAAGAATTTGAGAAGTATTTAGAGTCATTAAGCAAAGGAAAGATAAAAGGTGTTATTTATTATGTAGCGGGTATAGAAAAGGCCCGCCATGAAAAAAGATTTAGAACGTTGGAATATCACGAAAAAAAGGCAGTGCGTAAAGCAGTATTGGATTTATGGGTTGATTTGAATTCAATTCCAAAAGACTTGTTATGAATAAATAGCTTTCAACTAATTATCAAATATGGCGAATTTATCACGCTGGGATTCGTATTACTTAAAATTAAGGATTAGAATATGCTAAGTGAAAAAGTAAGCAAAGCTGATTTAGTGAATGAAACACGACTGAATGAGCACAGGAAACAAGCAGCGCTGACTTCTGAGCTTTTGGAGAAATTAGCGAATGTCATTGTCGTACGTAATTTATGTATCAAAGAGTCGGTGGAACTACTACGCCAAGAATCTGATAACATCAAAAACCAAATAAATGAGTAGCGGATTATGAAAATAATTCGTTCACCGCTAAAATGGGTCGGTTCCAAAGGCCGCATTATGCCAATCTTGCGCCAGCATCTACCCGCCGGAAAACGTCTGGTAGAGCCGTTCGCCGGGTCATGCTCCGTCATGCTGAATACTGATTATGACGAATATCTCATTGCTGATATTAACAGTGATTTAATTAATTTCTATCAGCAATTACAAAAGTATTGCGAAAACGTCATTGTTCTTGCGGAAGCGCTTTTCAGGCTGGATAACAACGAAACCGATTATTATATAAATCGCCAATCTTTTAATGAGCGTGAATTCAGCGACGAATTCAACGCCGCCATGTTTTTATATTTAAACCGTCATTGTCATGGTGGTATTTGCCGTTATAACCAAAAAGGTGAATTCAACGTTCCCTACGGAAGATATAAAGCGCCTTATTTCCCCGCAGCTGAGATCCGATATTTCGCTGAAAAAGCCCAAAAGGCCATGTTTGTATGCTGTGACTTTTCCGAGGCGCTAACAATGACCATGCCGGGCGACGTGGTTTATTGCGATCCGCCTTATATCCCGACATCCAAGACCGCAGATTTTACCCATTACCACACTGGCGGCTTTAGTCTGAGTGAGCAATTTTGGCTCTCTGAAATACTCATGATTACAGCGCGTCAGGGTTGCCACGTTATTGCATCGAATAGCGATACTCCTCATGGCCGGTATCTTTACGAAAGTTTTGATATTCACAGTATTACCGCCCCTCGCTCTGCGAGTTGTAAATCTGATGGCCGTAAGGCGGTAGGTGAGATTATCGCAACCTTGGGGGCGGTAATATGACCAAAGGCGTTTATTACAACGAGATTGATCCCTATGCAGCCCAATGGCTGAGAAACCTTATTAAAGCCGGACATATTGCCCCCAGTTATGTTGACGAGCGGAGTATTGTTGATGTTAAACCAGAAGACCTTACAGAATTCACACAGTGCCACTTCTTTGCGGGGATCGGAGTCTGGTCATACGCCTTACGTAGAGCCGGATGGCCTGATAACCAACCCGTCTGGACCGGCAGTTGCCCTTGCCAGCCTTTCAGCGCAGCAGGTAAAGGAGCTGGGTTTGATGACGAGCGGCACTTATGGCCCGCATTCTTCCATCTCATCAGTGAGTGCAAACCTACAATCGTCTTTGGAGAACAAGTTGCGAGTAAAGCTGTCGATACTTGGATCGACCTTGTTCAAGCTGACATGGAAGGAGTGGGTTACGCCTTCGCAAGTACACCGTTCCCGTCTGCGGGCATCGGTGCGCCGCATATCCGAGATCGAAATTTCTGGTTGGCCGACGCCAAATGCCAGCAACATAAAACATGCATACCAAGACTGGGAGAAAGTCATTGCGAGAAAAGCTGCGGGCCGTCAGTCGAATCTTCAGGATTTTGCTTGCCTGGCAGGATGGTCCACCGTGACGACCATCGACAACAATCAGGTGCGCGGCCAAGCGGCGGCAGCGAATCACCCACAGCACTGGACAACACTCGGTGGGGCGGCAAGATTGGCGCATTGGGCGACACCGAGAAGTTGCCACTCGGGACACACGACGGGGAGTATCGATCGAGCGGAGAACAACAGAGGCAGGTTGGAGGATATGGTCTTTCTGGCAATGAATCCATCCCCGGCCCGACTAACGGCTTCTGGAGAGATGCTGACTGGCTCTTGTGCCGAGATGGAAAGTGGCGGCCAGTTGAACCCGGCACATTCCCGCTGGTTAATGGGCTTACCTCCAGAGTGGGACGACTGCGCGCCTACGGAAACGCTATCAATGCTGAAGCGGCAAAAGCGTTTATAAGTGCATATATAGCCACACCATTATGGGTGGGTTTTGATCATTGTGGTGTTTCGGAATGACTGAGCATTCCCGTGGCCGCCATACTCCCATACCACCGCTGCCTTATCCGGACAGTGGTGGTGTTTCTACTGAATGGGCTTATCCGTGGAATGTTCCGCGCCCTGCGATTGGTGGTTATCAGTCATTAGAGCCGGTTGCTGTGGTGGAAAAAGTAAAACCTCCCCCCTTGGTTATCCAATATATAAGGCGGCTTAATGCGCTGGGCTACACCGAGCTACAGGAACCTAATCACACCTTGCTTATGATGCGCAAAGAGCGCGCCAAGCTTGAGCGTGAGATCTATTTACGTGATAAACAAAAATGGGCAGATTCACCACAAGGCATAGAGGCGCGTATTGATCAGCAGCCTATTTTTATTAAGTCACATTTTCAAAATAAAATTAGATGGTTACGTGAAAAGCATGGCGATAAACATACCAATGCATTCTTAACTGGTACTGGAAAGAGTGCATTGTTACGTCTGGATGCTGTGCGCCAATATCAGGGTGTCAGCCAAGATCATATTTCTGAGTTAATGGTTTATGTTCAGGGTATTTACAGCCATCTTGCCGAGCTGAGTAAGCGCCGGGTTAAGTCACTGGCCAATCGTGTTGCTGGTCGCATCAATGAGATGTTCTGCACTGAGGTATCAAAGTCAACCGCGGAAACTCGAATCTTGTCCGATGCCGAGTTGTTGATCATTTATCGCAATATCGCCCTTGAGGTGCGCTCTTTACGGATTAGACCATCTCACTGGCGCGAATTGGGGCCGAAACCGGACCAACTAGATAAACCCGTAAATCGCGCTATTTATTATTCTGCTATCGCGCGACTCATTAATGCGGATTGGTGGGAGCGTAAATTGTGGCGGCTGCGTAATGACTGGCGAGAAAGTCAATTACGCGCCGCTGGCATGATCCATAAACGTGCCGCGCCTTATATCAGTAAAGAGGCACTGGCCGACTGGATAGAGCAAAAGCGCCGCAACCGTGAATTCTTCAAACGGCATGAATTGATGGATTATGAGGGTAACACCGTTTCTTTAGAGGCAATGGTGGATGCCAGTATCAGTAATCCGGCTATTCGCCGTCATGAGTTGATGGCACGCATGAAAGGTATCGAGCTGGTCGCACAGTTGCGTGGTGATGTGGGGGTGTTTTACACCATCACTTGTCCTTCTAAATACCATGCCAACAACCAAAGCGGCCACGCTAACCCAAAATGGAATCACAGTTCACCAGCTCAGGCGCAAGCCTATCTCGCCAAACTGTGGAACAACATTGGTTCCAAGTTGGGCCGGGAAAAACTACGTGTATATGGTTTTCGTGTCGCCGAACCACATCATGACGGCACGCCGCACTGGCACCTATTGCTATTTATGAAACCGCAAGAACGCCGCGCAATCACTGAAATTATGCGGGCCTATGCCGTCAAAACTGACCGCGACGAATTAGGTAAGCATACCAGCGCCCGGTTTACTGCTAAACGGCTAGATCCGAAAAAAGGCAGTGCCACCGCCTATATCGCCAAATATATCAGTAAAAATATTGATGGCTACGCGTTGGACGGTGAACTAGACCATGAAACCGGCAAGCCGCTGAAAGAAACCGCCCGCTTTGCTATGGCCTGGTCATCACGCCACCGTATCCGTCAATATCAGCCAATAGGCACCCCACCAGTAACCGTCTGGCGCGAGCTGCGCAAGTTGAGTAATCAACTGGTTAATACACTCAAAATTTCCGGCACCTATCAGCGCGGCAAGCCACTACTGGTTGATCCGGCAATGGATGCGGTCACCGCCGCCGCAGATGCAGGCTGCTTTGCTACTTACATCATGAAGCAAGGCGGTGTGCTGATCCCGCGCGAGTCATACACCGTCCGCATTGCCTACCAAGACAGCGAGTTCCCCAATGCCTACGGCGAAACACCCGAGAAGATTTTCGGCATCTACTCCCCACGGTTAGGTGAGTCGTCGCGTATCTGTACCCGTTTAAAAAGTTGGAAGATCGTCGCACGTCCAACAGCAAAACCCGTAGCTGTCGTGGAAGTTGACGTTTTTCAGGACGGCCCCGCCGTCCCTTGGAGTTCTGTCAATAACTCTCCGCTAGAGCAAAAAACAAGCGAACCTGATGAGGTAATAGACAGAACATTAGAAGAAAAAATAATCGATTTCACCGCGATCACCGATGCAGAACGCCGGGCCTTGCTGCGCAGGATAAAAAATGCGCCGGCACCAACGATTAAAACCAACTCATTGACGCCAACCGAGGAATTATCACGTCAGGCATCAGCCGAAAAGGCCGCCGCGCGGCAAGAAAAAACCGCGCGACTGGCACCAGTGACAACAAAAATCCGTGATTTTGCCGAGTCAATTGGACTTTCCATTAGCGAACAGCAGGCGCAATCACTGGCTTGCGGCGCAACGTTGACTATCGGCGGCCAGAACTGGCGGGCAAGAGAGGATTGTTGTTTGTACCAGTGCCAACCAACTGCCGCCCAACGGGCATTTAGTGTAATGAGCCGAGTGGCGAAATTACGAGAGGGAATAAACCGTGAAAGTCACCAATATTAGTTACACCGACACCCTATGTACATTGTCAGCAGATGAACAACGAGTTGCTCAAATGCTTGGCGATGCATGGAACCAATATTTACAGCTTCCGATTGAGCATCCCTGTGAACGTGATGAGTTCTGCCGAGCTATTCACGATTGCCAGAAAATCATATTAGCCCGTCCGGCAATTCGTGGGCTGGCTGAAAAAGGTCAGGGGTATAAGAAATGACGACAGCAAGTGACCGTAAACGCGCCCAGCGCCAGCGTGATAAAGAATTAGGCATAACTACTCTTACCTTGCGTTTAGATGCGCAGGAGTTAGCTATGGTGCTGGAAGGATGCGAACAGCGCCGCATTGCTCGTCAGCCTTATGAGGTGACCGAGTATTTAGCCAGCCTGATCCGCCAAGATAATAAGCTACTACATAAACAACTTACCGAGTTGAAGAAAAGTAGCTGTAAGCGGTGCGGGGATACGTTGCCAGGTGATAAGGCTGGCTGTTGCTTGCAGGGGGATACTGAGTGCTGGCAGACATTGGGGTATAGGAGGTTGATGTTGGATACCATTTAGCTGGCTTTTTATTTACCGTGGCTTCACCTGACGGAGTGCTATGGTGGAGCACGACTTCATAGCCAGTTAAAAGCAAGAAGCATACGTTAACACAAAAATTAACTCTGTAGCCAAGCTGCGTATGTTAAATAAATTGCCAGACTAAATTAATAATCTAGCATAATTTTATTTTTATAAAAAATCATGGGTACCATATAGATTTAAACTTACAATGCGAAGTCAAAAATGAATAAATTGGTTTAACCAATTGATATTTAGAGTTTCTATTATCATATCCATTATTCACTCTGTGTTCTCTATTTTCAGCTGTTGTTACTAATATTTTCTCCTTCGCTCTTGATAATGCCACATAGAGAGCACAGTCATTCTCAAACTTTGCCTTTTTATAGTTCCAGAATGCCTGATCCTCTAAACCTAGAAAAATAACCACTTTATATTCCAACCCCTTGCACTTATGTATATTCATAATCTGCACGGAGTTTTCAGCCTGAAACATTAATGCGGCTTCTTTGAAAGACTGCGTTGCACCTACCGTGTAGCGTAAATGTTGCTCAAGGCTACTCCAGAGTTTATCCCAATAATTAGTGGATTTATACTGATTCCATCGCCCCATGATTTTGTTCACACCAAAAAACTTTATAATATCTTTAATACATAAGATAAATAAGTCTGGATTGGCCGAGTTAATTAATTTCTCTCTATTTTCCGCTATTTTATCCGACAATGACTTAATCAGGCCATCTTCTTTTTCATCGCCGTGGTTAACTCTGTGTAAGGCAAGGTATAAATCACAAAGTTCGGTGTAGCTTGAAGGTGATCGTGATGTACAAACTTTAAAAAGTGAGGAAAATATTCTCCCTAATGGCTCTTTTAGTACATCTTGTAATTCCGACATATCAAGATTTCTAATTCCTTTTGTCGTAAGTTTATCTCGAAGTTTTTCTGTATATTGCTCTGACTGCTGTTTAGCCAGTACACAAATCTCCTTTTCTTCGATGCCAGATGCAATAAAATTTTCTATTTTATTAGCAAGATCATCAGCCTCAGAAAATTCATTGTCATAATGATGAATAGTGCAACTATCTACACTTCGAGTTATTGGTGAAAAATTAACATCATTTTGTACAAAGTGAATAAAACATCTCAATACTTCCTGAATTTCATCACTGGCCCTAAAATTTTGTACCAATAATTTCTTGGTAGTATTAAACTCTTTTTCACAATCTTCAAATACTGTTTTTCTAGCACCTGCCCATAGCATGATACTTTGGTTTATATCGCCCACAGCCAGCAATTGTGTTCCTTTATCTTTAAAAAGAAGTTTAATCAACTCGTACTGGTCAGAGCGTGTATCTTGAAACTCGTCGATAAAAACGTGTGAATAGGTTAAAGAAAATAGATCAACAATATCAGCTCTAATTTTTAAGATCTCTAAAGCCAACTGCCTTATTAGATCAAATGACAACTTGTCCTTGCCGTTACTTTCTTTTGAACTAAACACCAAATCATAACTATTTAATGGTCTTTTATCCATAGATAAAACATCTTTAAAACGGTCAACAATACTCTTAAAAAAAGCGTCGAAAGTATATGAGTCAAAGCGATCACCTTTTTGCCCACATCTTTTCATAACGCGCTCTTTGATATTCTCTTGCGCCTCTTTTTTATAAGAAAGGCATAATATGCGTTTAGGCCACATGCACTTTCCGGTTTGCAACAAGTAATTCGATTTCTGAGCTAGAAGCTCCGTTTTGCCTGCTCCCGCACCAGCAAGTACAGAAACAGACTGATCACACAGAATAATATCCATTAGCTCCGGCGTCGGCGTAATACCCTCAGAAGGTTGCCATTGCATCATCATTCAATAACCTCTTCTAATATGGTTACTGTTTTTTCAGCTATTCTAATTAGCACTGGAGGCAATTTTGCATTTATTTCATCTGGTGTATACATTTCTTCAATTTTAGAAAACATTCTAACATGGGATGCTGGTTTACTTTTATTGGATAAAAAACGATAGCGATACCACAGGAAATATTTTAGATAATCAGCAGAAAAAACATAACGAACACCGGAGTTGCCCTTTTTCAATACAGCTTTTATTAGTTCTTTCTTCTCCTCGTCAGCACCCTCCTTTTTCTTGATATTTAGAGGGCCTCTTTCACCATAAACTTCATCTTTCACACAGAAAATATCAGGGAAAGCTTCAATCATTGCATAATCAATATCTAACGGTGAGGAAAAGTAAACATTACAATTTTCTAATTCATCAACAATATTAATTTTTACACCATTAGCATTTTTAATAGTGAACTTTGTTGGGTCTCGTTCGTCATTCCATGATGGTATTTCTTTAGCAATGTCTTTATGTATATAGGTACTTCCACTTTCACCAATCTCAGCTAATTGGTCAATAGCATATTTAAGTCGACCAAACCCGCCGCCATTTCTATCTATATCAAAATCTAACACAGTAATAAAGGGCACTTTTAATGACTTCAACAAACGCCAAAAATGATTCACATGACGCCCCCCAAGAGGAACAACCGAGATAGAATGGCTGTCAATTTCCGTTGAATGCAGCTCAAGCACTTTAGGTATTATAATTTCCTCGCTATCTCCCTCACCAAATATTACCAGTTTAGAAAAATAGATTTCTGGATATGCTTTAACAGCTTCTTTTATGAATTTAGAAAGCTCATCAGCTTTATCCGGTAGCGTCAATGCACTAACCACCGTACTTTTTGAGTGTTGATCTAATCTGAAATGACGTATTTGCTCAGGCTCTATTCGACTTAAAAGGGAGGATGAATGAGAAGAAATAATAACTTGGCACAACTCATTACGACCATAATCTTTAACCAGTTTAATTATTCTACCTAAGTAATGAGGCGAAAGATGGTTTTCAGGTTCCTCCAAGGAGATCATACTAAAAATAGGCAATCTCATTTTCTCAGGATTAAAATTAGAAGACTCTCCTAAAGAAATCAAATCCCTAGTCTTTTTGTCTATATCAAACATAGCCTTAATAAGGGAAAAATAAACCAATGATTTTTGTCCATCGCTTAATCGGTCAACATTGACTGTGTTACCTACTTCATCAGGATTAAACTGAAGTTGAATCAGTTTCAATATCTCATCGATATTAGCTAGTGGGAAATTAAGCGACGCGCGGGACAAATAACGCCCCTTATAGATTCGTCCCCAACTAGCGTTAATAGCCGCAGCAATCTCATTTAATGCTGTATTACTCTTTGTTAATGCGTTTAGTTTGGCTGCTTGCTCTTCTATTATTTTCTGACTTCCGCCAACCCATTCAATCGCCTTTAGTAAGCGCCCAAGAACCGCTTTCGATGAATACTTTAATTGCAAAGAAGGGTCTCGGTTGGCTGGAACATAACTCACTTGGATAGCATTTCTTACTGCGGCGGATAGCTTCTGCTTACTACTATCCTCAACCACGTCGTCACTCGAACTGATCACCCAGATATCTTCATCAATATCTCCAATTGGGTTTGCATCAAAGGAAAGTTTACCTTCTAACCGCACCCTAAAAAGAATGATCCCATCAGACTTATCAATAGTAAGATGTTCAATTAAAGAGGGAATAGAAATTTTCCCTTCATTTGGCTTAGGGAAGCTAAACCAAGCTTCTATAATTAAAGTTCTGTTCTTTTCATCTTTCTCGACATCCGCATTATAGAAGTCATTTATTGATAAACTACGCAGTGATTGATCCACAGAGAACAGTTTATTAAGCGCCTCCATGGCCGTACTTTTTCCAGTTCCGTTATGGCCGATAAATGTGGTCAACTCATGTTCAAGGTTAATGGTCTGAGGGTGTTGATTCGAAATACTTTTAAAACCAGAAATAAAAATTTTCTTAAGTTGCATAGATTAATCCCTAATTATACAAATACGCAATCCTAGAACACCGTAATTCATCATATTGATTTTATTATTGGTTGCAATGATTGAATAGGTTTAATATCAATAAAACGATTATTTCTACACCTCCGTCACATAAATGTTCAACAAGCAATCGCTTACTATCCCCTTGCACTATATCTGTCTCTTTGCCGTGATTTTCCCTCGAAATCACTCCGTACAAAAGCGCCTCCACACACTAGAGAGACGCTTTTTATTTCACCTCTCAAAACAAATCGTTTCGAGCCAAAAAGGCAGAGTGCCGCACATGCATTCAGGGGATGATTTCGGGCATATATGAGGAGGATTGAAGTACCGTTCATATCTCTTTCCGCGCGCTCCCCCCGCCCGCGCTTTGTGTGACTAAATATTCACTTTTTATGCACTTAGGCAGAGGCTAAAAACCCCGTATTGGCGCGGCTTAGATAATGATTAAGGGATGGATAGAGTCATGCGGATTGTTGCAGGATGAACTTGCAGAGTTATGGTGATCAGTTTACTCAACAATTTGAGCAATTATCACAGATCTTCGAGATGGCCGTTGCGGCTTGCTCTTTTAAAATCGTGACATGACACAAAAACAAAATCAAGATGCTTGTGACATGTCACATGAAAGTATTAAAAATAGCTGTGACATGATTTAATCGTATGATTATAGATTTCAGATTTAATGAGGTAATAATGGATAAGATGGAGTACCTACTAGCGGCACTTGGTTTATTGTTCACTGTATTTATGGGTATAGCTAAGTTTAATCGAGATGGTTGGAAGAATCGACATCAGACATATCTCGATTTTGCAGTGGCGTTTGACAAAGATAAACCAAATAAATTTCTGATTGAACAATTATTTTCATCTATTACTAAATGTCATAATGCTGCTTATCATGAAATATGGTATCTCATGAATTCCACCAACCCCACCCAAACAATAAGTGACTTTTCTAGAATTAGAAAGAATGGTTGTTTTTTCTCTATCAGTGAAAATGGTTTTGCTATGTACTCTGATGCGTATGATTCGCCAAAAAAACGACACAGAAGATGCATTGTGAATATTGTAGCTTTTATTTTTCTTTATGTATTTGCAATAATAGCACCGGTACATGCTGCGAAGTTTGTTGCGGAATGGGTATCAGATAAGATCCCTTTAGCAGACTATAATGCAGCTATAATTATGGCGGCAATAGTTTTGGTTAGTTTTATATGTTTTTTATTGCTTGCTTGCATACGTTTAATTAGCGCTACAATAGCAATTTTTAAATCTAATGATTTCATGAAAGAATTTAATTGCAATTAGTAAGGCATTATTTAAACCTTGAGGAACTAGTGGTTCCTCAAAGCTATCTGGCACTATATTTTTTCACATCAGAAATTATAATATAACTCAAATATATTAGTTATTTTCCAGCAGTTCATACGCCTTGAACCTCACCACTTCCTCCCCTATCCAATCGTTAATTTCCATCAGGCGCTCCTGCAGGGGAGCCAGTTCGTTAATCGCGAATACCCTCGCGGCTTTCTCTACATCACCAAAACCGCCGGTGTTATTAGGCAAAATACCCATCAGTTGTGGCGGCACGCGCTGCATAGCAAGCTGATCGTCGCGAGTGGTGTTTTTGATACTGGTAAATTCATCTTTAGCCGCTACTTCTGCCAGTGGGATTACCTGTATACCGTCCTTTTTACCGGCTGGGGCGTACATAAACAGATTGCGAAAATTGCCCGGCCCTTTGGACTCTTTCAGCGCCTTGCGTAAGGCGTCGATATCCTCCTGTTTATGGGCGGCATCATTCATATACAGAATAAATCCGGCGTGACTGCCATTCAGGTAGTATTTACGGCGAAACAGCGTAGCGGCCTCATTGAGCCAAGTCGAATTTAACGAGGCGAGATATTCAGGAACGCCGTAGATCTCCTGATTAATATCCGGGTCTAACAGGTGAAAAATGCTGTTAGCTTCAAATGGGTGTGGATTCGCATAGGAGGATACATACCAATACGTGTCAGTTTCCACCCCTCGGCGGGTATATTTAGCCGGACTAGGGACTAACTTCATCAGGCCACCCAACCGATTATAACGGGCTTCTAAAAATGAGTTGGCAAACACCAAGAAATCCAGCGCATAACGGCTAAAATCCTGCTTGGATAGCAACCGGTGAGGCTCAAACAAGCTAAGCAGTACATTACGTTTCATGTAGATAGGTGAGCTGTGATGTACGGCCGCGCGAAATGATTTAGCGAGGCCGTTAAATGACACTGGCGGCTCATACCAGCGATCCATGACCGCACATTCCAGATAATCCAGAATATCGCGCCTGTCCATCATCGGGATCGGGTCGTCAAAAGTAAACGCCTCAGCTTGTGGGGCACTGTTACCCGTCATGGTTGTTGCCACCTTGGCGGGGCGGTTTTTCCTGTTGCGCTTACTCATTAATAGATCTCCATCACACTGGTGTTATTGCTGTTAATGCCCTCAAGAGGCTCATGGAACAAGGCGTGCATAATGGCCCACGCCACATCACCGTGACTGACGTCTTTGGAGCGGTCAGTCACAAAGGTGGCGTTGCGGCCGGTGGCGGTCATGGTTTTGCGGATGGACATAAACGCAGTGGCAATATCAATGCAGCCCGCGTCAAACTCCAGACGGCCGCCCTGAATGATATTCTTTGCCTTATAAATCAGGTCGGCTTTCATTTCTAAACTGTAGTGAATGGCGTTCACGGCGGGGAAGAATTGTCGGACTAGCTGCGTTACGGAACGGCCCAGGCCGGTATCATCAATGCCGATGTAAGTGACGTTATAGCGCTCAGTGATCTTTTTGATATTGCTGGCTTGATCGGCAAAATCCATACCTTTCCACTGGTGGCGCTCCAATACCCTAAACTTACCGCCCGCCACCACTGGCGGCGCAATGACGGCGCAACCGGCACTATCGCCGGTGCTCGCTGGGTCGTAGCCAATCCACACCGGACGATCGCCGAAGGGGCGCAGTGCCAACAATTTAACGTCTGACCATTTTTCCCAGCTATCCACCATGCAGCGCTGCATTTCGGCTAACTTGAACGTGGAAGCGTTATCGTCAATAAAACCGCACATAAACAGGTTTTCAAAATCTTCATCGCTGTTTTCATTGCGTAATTCATCAATATCAAACAGGTCACAGCCGCCTTTTAGTGCATCCTCAATGGTGACAATCTGGCGGTACTGCTTATCCTCGCACAGTCGACCGGCGGCCAGCCGTGGGTAGCTGACGTCAATTTCAATGCGCTTATCTTTGGCTTTTCCCTTGTTAAACAAGGTGCCAGCCCAAAACGGGTAAGCCTCATGTGAGGTGCTGGATGGCGTAGAAAAATAGGTGTAGCGGTATCTTTTTTGTGAGGCCATGCCGGATGCAGCGCGGCGCAACTTCTGAAAGCCGGGGATCCAAAAATATTCATCCAGATAAAGATTACCGGGGCGGCCCTGCGCGGTACTGGCATTCGTACCGAGAAAGTGCATTTCTGCGCCATTGGGTAAAATAATCACCTCACCGCGCAAATCAACGTCAACAAGGCGCGCAGCCGCGACAATGTAGTTTTTAAACTGGTGCGCCTGTGCTTTTGAAGCGGAAACAAACATCTGATTGCGCCCTGTGTCGAGCGCATCCAGCAGGGCTTCCCAAGAAAAGAAATAGGTTGCGCCAACTTGGCGAGATTTTAAAAAGTTACGGATACGAAAATCAGGCGATAAACCGGCCTCATACCAGTTGCGCTGATAGTCGAACATGGATTCATTGAAAATATCTTTCAGCTTGGCTGCCTGTGCCTCGCTGAATACATTTTTCTGCGCTGCCTTGCGCGTTCCTCTGTTGCGATTCTCAATATTGGGATTGAGATCAACTTCATTACCGCCGTTATTGTACTTACCAATACGGGCATGGCGTTCGGCTTGTCGGCCCAGCAAATCAATCTCTTTGTAGTCTCTCGGCTCCTTGACAGGCTTCATTATCAGGCGGCAATATTCCGCCGCCGTGGTCAGTTGCATCTGATCCAGCGGCCCATAGGTGTCCCACTTGTCGCGGCGCTTCCAACTGTGTACCGTGACCGCTTTCTCACCGATCATTTCCGCAATTCGGGCGATGCGTAGCCCTTGCCAATACAGATACATGGCTTGACGGCGGGGATCTAAATCGGCATTGATAAGAACGCTTTCCATGTGAAATAGCCTGCTTTATTGCTTAATTGCAGCAAGGCTACCTATCCGCTACTCCCCTCTCCCGCATTACATCTTGTGCCAGCCATAGCACAACAGCACTCGGTTGTTCCTCTGATCGCGGGTCGCCAACATAGGCCATTACTGTAGCGAATCAGACCGGAGCATCACGCATGACTGTAAAAGCAAAAAAATTTCGCATTGGTGTTGAGGGGGCTACCACTGATGGCCGCGCTATCACCCGCGAATGGCTGACGCAGATGGCAACCAATTACAACACCACGGTATACGGCGCGCGTATCAATATGGAGCACATCAAAGGTTATTCGCCAGACAGTACCTTTAAGCGTTATGGCGATGTTGTCGCGCTGAGTGCTGAAGAGATCAACGAGGGGCCGCTGTCAGGAAAGATGGCACTGTATGCCGAAATAAGCCCAACCGCGGACTTGGTAGCAATGGTGAAGCTACGCCAAAAGGTTTACACCTCCATGGAAGTGAATACTAAATTTGCCGATACCAATGGTGCCTATCTTGTTGGTCTTGCGGTCACTGATGACCCGGCCAGTCTGGGTACTGAAATGTTGAGTTTCAGTGCCAGTGCTTCCGCTAATCCGCTGGCCTCCCGCAAACAAGCCCCCGGAAATCTATTCACTGCCGCAGAAGAAACGCTGATTGAATTTGAAGCTGAGCAGGAACCTAAAGTTAATCTGTTTACCACTATCAAAGCCCTGTTTAGCAAAAAAGAGACAACCGATGATGCGCGTTTTAATGATGTGCATCAGGCGGTTGAGTTGGTCGCGCAGCAGGTTGAGGGGAAATTTAGCGCCCTTGCCTCACTGGAGCAGCAATTTTCTGAGCTTAAGACCGCCAGTGATGCGACAAATCAAGAGCTTGTCGAACTAAAAACCACGCTCAGCAAAACAGATCGCAGCTTCTCCCAACGCGAACAATCAACCGGCAATGAGAACACCATTTTGACTGATTGTTAAGTCATTCTGCTTGCTACGTTAAGGATTCAATTTCACATGAAAAAAGTCACCCGATTCAAGTACAACCAGTTTTTGCAGCAGGTTGCCCGACTGAACCATTTGGACAATAAAGACGATATTAATACCAAATTTACCGTTGAGCCGTCCATTGCGCAAAAACTGGAAACCAAACAACAGGAAAACAGTGTCTTTCTGTCAAAAATTAATGTGTGGGTAGTGGATGAGAAAGAGGGTGAAAAAGTAGGTTTAAGCATTGACCGCCCAATCGCCAGCACGACTGACACCTCGCAGAAAGAGCGTGAAGCATCCGATCCAAGTGGTTTGGATGGAAGAAAGTACAACTGTAAGCAAACTAACTTTGATACCGCACTGCCCTATATCAAACTCGATATGTGGGCAAAATTCCCTGATTTTCAGATACGTATTCGTAACGCCATCGTGAAGCGTCAGGCGCTGGATCGTATCATGATCGGCTTTAACGGCACTCACCGTGCGAAAACCTCCGATCATACCGTCAATAAACTATTGCAAGACGTAAACCGTGGCTGGTTGCAAGGTATCCGCGATGATGCGGCGAGTCAGGTGATGGATAAAGTCGTTGATGAGCAAGGTGACGTTATTTCAGCAAAAATTCGGGTAGGCAAAGGCGGTGATTTCCATAATCTGGATGCTTTGGTCATGGCAGCCACTGATGAGTTGATTGAGCCATGGTTCCAGGAGGATACCGAACTGGTGGCGATTGTGGGCCGCCAGCTACTGGCGGATAAATACTTCCCGATCGTCAATCAGGAGCAGCCGAACAGTGAAGCGTTAGCCGCAGATTTAATTATCAGCCAGAAGCGTGTTGGCGGTCTGCCAGCAGTCCGTGCGCCCTCTTTCCCGCCGAATGCCGTCTTTATCACTCGTCTGGATAACTTGTCCATTTACTGGCAGGACGGTACCCGCCGCCGCCACATTATCGACAATCCAAAACGTGATCGTATTGAAAACTATGAATCGGTCAACGAGGACTATGTGGTCGAAGATTTCGGCTGTGTGGCGCTGATTGAAAACATTGAGTTCGGTGATTTTTCCGCCCCAGCAGAGGGTTAATCCATTATGTGCAACCCCGTTCGCCGCCATCGCTTATTTGTAGCAGCTCAACAGTCGAACTCACTAAGTCAGACGGCCAATCTCAGCCATGCCAGCAACTACGAACTGTTGTTATTCAAGCTGCAACAAGATATGGCCCAATTGAGCCGTATTGAGTCGATCATCCGTAAAGCGGAGGCCAAACGAAACATGTTACCCACCTACCAGCCGTGGATCGCAGGTGTGCTGGCAAAAGAGAGTGGCGAGCAGGACGATATTCTAATGCGCATGTTGATTTGGCATCTGGATGTGGGTGATACCGGCAACGCTTTAGATATCGCGGAATATGCCATCAAGCATGACTTAGTGACACCCGATAGTTTTAAACGCACCACCGCATGCCTGATTGCTGAGGAGGTGGCAGCCATCGCGCAACGCACCTTAACCGCACAGCAACCACTGGATACCACCCAACTGCTGCGCGCCCAACAGATTTTAGCGGGTCAGGATATGCCGGATATCGTCAGCGCACGTTTGCACAAGTTTGTTGGCTATGCCCTGCGTCAGGACGGCGACAACGTTCTTGCAATGGCAAACCTGAAAATTGCGTTGCAGTTGGATGAGAACAGCGGTGTGAAAACCGATATCAAAAATCTTGAGAAGCTGATTCAAACAGCCTCATAACCTTACGCCCCGGCGAGGGCGGCACAGTGGCTAGTCAGGATATTTTCACCCCGACAACGCCGCCGTCCACCGCCCGTTTTATTTTGCGAGAGTCAGCATGGATATCGTGATCAATACCACTCAGGTCGCAACACCGCCAGCACTAACAGAAAAGGCCCTAATCAAAAATGAGGGTTTTTGGCCCGATATCGACCTGAATCAGTATCGTGATGAATCACGCCAAGACGGCACTATTACTCAGCCGCGTGTTATTGAAGCGGCACTGTTCGCCATCAATGAAGTCAATGATCGGTTATCGGTCTGGCGCGTAACCCAGCAAAAGCTGGGTTACTTGTCGGCGGCGGATGTGCCAGTGGAAAAACTGAACGATGAAAGCACCCGTATTCAGTTATACCGCACCGCGGTGTTTTGCCTGATGCAAGCCCGTTTAACTGATCGTTTTCGCGGATTTGATACCACGGGCGCAGGAGGGAAAAGGGCCGATTCACTGGAGCCGACCATTGATAACCTGCGCCGTGATGCGGCTTGGGCGATTAACGATATTCAGGCTATCAACCGCATGACGGTGGAGTTGATTTAATGCGCGTTCTGGCTCAGCAGTACGACACCGTTGACGCCATGTGCTGGCGCTACTACGGCCGCACCGTAGGTGTGACAGAAAAAGTGCTGGCTGCCAATCCGGGCTTGGCTGACCTCGGGCCAATCTTGCCACACGGTTACCCGGTGGAAATGCCCGAGGTCAGCGCGGCAGTCACCACGCAGACCCTACAACTTTGGGATTAATTGCACCGCCAAGATTCCCCAGAAAGGGGTAATGGATATGAAAATGCCAGAAAAAGATCCGCGTTGGATAGGTGCGATGCTTGACTTTTATTCAACGCACTCCACGGTAATCAATGGCTTTCTGATCGCCTTTGCAGTGGCGTTTCGCCGCGTAGTTTGGGGTGGCGGTAAGCTTCGTGAAGCAATTGGCGAGGGCGTTGTTTGCGGATTGGTTGGTGTCAATATTGGGCCAGTCATCTCTCCAATGCTGATTTGCGCCATTGATGCCATCCCCGGACTAAACGGCGCATTAACTGAAGTCGCCGCTGGAAAAGTAGAAATATTTATCAGTTGTCTGGTTGGGCTGATTGGCTTACAGGCTATTCGTGAGCTGGTATTCAGAATTGTAAGTAAAAAGACGGGAGCCACTGATGCCAAAAAATAAATATATTTTCGGCAAGATGAGCGAACGCAATCTGATCGGCGTGCATCCTGATTTGGTCAAGGTCGTTCGCCGTGCACTGGAACTCACCCCGATTGATTTTAAGGTGATTGAGGGCTGCCGCACAGTGGAGCGCCAACGGGAACTGGTTAAAGTTGGAGCCAGCCAAACCTTGAATAGCCGTCACTTAACCGGCCATGCGATTGATATCGTGCCGCTGCCAGACGGTAAAGTCAGTTGGGAATGGAAATATTTCTACCCGATGGCCGCCGCGATGAAACAGGCCGCCGCCGAGTTGGGGATCGCCGTGGAATGGGGTGGTAACTGGACAACCTTTAAAGACGGCCCGCATTTTCAATTACCCGCCCGTCAATATCCGAGCTAATCCATGTCAATTATCAATACAGCCCCGCTCGCCTGGACGGTTGCCGCCGTCTTGCTGATCACCAATGGCGTGCAAACCTATCGTTTGTCTGAGGCCCGTCAAGTAGTGATTGACCGGCAAGCGGCCGAAGTAGCCAGTAAAAACGGGCAACTTATCACTCTGGCACTGGCTGCTAATGCCAACAATCGGGCACAGGCGCGATTGCGCCAACAGGTTGCCTGTGCGGATCAGCTTTTGGCGCAACACAACAGTCAACTTAAGAGGTTATACCGTGAAAATGAAACCTTACGCCGCTGGGCTGATACTCCCCTGCCTGATGATATTATCCGGCTGCGTCAGCGCCCCGCCCTCACTGGGGCCGCAGATTACCGTCAATGGCTGTCCGAAAGTCACAGCGTGCCTGTTTCCGGCGGCCAAACCACAAACTAACGGCGATTTAAACGACGATATCGACCAGTTGGAAGCGGCTTTACACGCCTGTGCGGCGCAGGTTGATACCGTGCTGGCTTGCCAGCAAGGGGCCGCTGATGTTAAAGCCTGATTCGCTGCGTACCTCCATTCTAAAAACCGTGCCGTATATCAAGCAAAATCCCGACTGCCTGCATGTATTTATCGATAAAGGGGCGATTATTGCCACGCTGGCCCCGTCATTATCGTTTGAGTATCAGTACACCTTAAATCTGGTGGTAACCGATTACGCCGATAGCATTGATTTGATTGTTGTCCCGATCCTACATTGGTTGCGTACCAACCAGCCGGATATTATGGCAAATCCCGATAAGCGTCAGGATGGCTTCACCTTTGAGGCCGACTATCTGGATAATAAGGTTTGTGATATCAGCTTTGACATTAAACTGACCGAGCGCACCATCGTGAAAGAGCAAGATGGGGTATTAACCGTGACTCACATGGAAGAGCCAGTGCCGCCGGAATATTTTGTCAAAAGTTACAAAGTGAATGTTGACGGTAAAACCGTGGCGGAGTGGGCCGCATGAGTGACCTGCATGAGCTAGATCAAACCCTATCAATTTTACTGGCGCAATTATCCCCACAGGCGCGTGGCGCATTTATGCGGCAGGTCTCTAAAGAACTGCGCCAGCGCCAACAAAAGCACATTCAGGCACAGCAGAATCCAGACGGATCCCCCTTTGTCGCCCGCAAGAAAAAACGCCGCGATAAACAAGGCCGTATCAAGCGCAAGATGTTTACTAAGCTGCGCACCGCCCGTTATATCAAAAACGAATCCAACGCCGACGAAGCCGCAGTGACCTTTAGCGGCAAGGTTAATAATCTGGTTAGGGTGCATAACTACGGCTTGCGCGATAAGGTTAGCCGCAACGGGCCAACAGTGAAATACGAGCGCCGCCAGTTGTTGGGTTTTACTGACGGCGACAGTGAATGGATTGGAGATCTGGCGTTGGAGTGGCTTGGGAAGTCATGCTAAATCACAGCATCCCATGGGTTTTAGCATAATCGCGCAACACTTCATTCATCTTAGTTTGCCATCCATCACCCTGCGCCCGATAGGCGTCCACCACATCGTGATCAATCCGTAACTTAACTGGCTCTTTCGGATTTGCCAGTTTTGGACGGCCACGGGTTTTTATCACCTTTTCCGCGCCCTCTTTACCAAACAATTCGGTAAATACCTCGGTGGCTGGACGTGCGCGGGCAAACTCTGCCTCGCCCCACTCAGGGTTATCTGTCATGGTGACTTTACTGATTTTTTTGTTCATATCGCTTTACCTCGCGGGAATTTGCCTTGCGCAGGCTGATAACATGCACCTTGCCGTTACGTGGTGTGAATACCAACATATGTAACCGCGCCTCAATGTAGCCCAGTGCCTGAAACCGCCGCTCTGGATATTCCTTTCGTAGATCCTCAACAATTAGCGCGGTAGCAACTTCAAAATCACGCGCCATCTCAAAGGACAATTTACGTTCAGCAATATTTTTTTCGTTTTTGGTTGGGTCGTAAGATATGTCCATATATTTAATGTACCCCCAATAAATGTATCAATGCAAGCATTATAGCAATCTCCGGCACAGTATCATTTACCTTGTGCCATCCCTCACACAAAACCCATCACATGCCCCGCGCGCCCGTAGGCGGCAGACTGTCCGAATGAATATCCTTATTGCTAGCCTCAAACGCCTATTGGCTAACATTATCCGCATTGGCATCGTCTCAGACGTCGATCTTGCTAACGGATTGTGCCGGGTAAAAATCGGCAACCTTGAAACCGATTGGCTCAATTGGTTAACCCTGCGCGCCGGTCGGGTGCGTTTTTGGTCTGCGCCCTCTGCGGGTGAGCAAGTGATGGTGTTGAGTATCGGCGGTGAACTTACCACCGGTTTTGTGCTGCCCGCCATCTTTTCGGATGCCAATTCTGCGCCGTCACAATCGGCGGATGGCATGGTGATCACCTTTCCTGATGGCGCTCGTTTTGAGTATGAGCCGGAAACCAGTCATTTAGCGGTGACCGGAATAGCTACGGCGGTGATAAATGCCAGTGAGTCAGTCAATGTCACCGCCCCACAGATCACCTGTACGGCATCAGTCAAAATCACACTGGATACCCCCGAAGTGGAATGCACCCATAACCTGACCACCGCCACACTGAGCGTGAAGAAAGGCGGCAGCATGAGCGGCAATATTGAGCATGGTGGCGGCAAGTTCTCGTCTAATGGCGTGGTGCTCCATAAGCATGACCACGGCAACGTGCGGCGTGGTGGCAATTGGACTCAGGGGGTTAAATGACAACCTATAAATATAGCGGCATGAACCGTAATACTGGGTTGCACATCGGGGATATTGACCATATCCGCCAGTCAATCAGCGACATTCTGAGCACGCCGCAAGGCTCGCGAGTGATGCGCCGTGATTATGGCTCGCTATTATCGACCCTGATCGACCAGCCGCAAAATCCCGCACTACGCCTAAAAATGATGGCCGCTATTTATGGCGCGGTCATGCGTTGGGAACCGCGCGTTACCCTAAATGCTATCAGCATCACCACCCAGATTGACGGCAAGATGATTGTTGATTTAACCGGTAGCCGCACAGACAGCAACAGCCAGTTAAGTCTGAGCGTACCTTTAGGGGGGCAATGATGCCAAGCATTGATTTAAGCCAGTTACCGGCCCCTTTGGTGGTGGAACCACTGGATTTTGACAGCCTGTTTACCTTACGCAAAGAGGATTTTATCGCCTTATACCCGAGCGACCAGCAAGCCGCTGTACGGTTAACACTGTCATTTGAATCTGAACCCATCGTGAAGCTGTTGCAGGAAACCACTTACCGCGAGTTGCTGTTGCGCCAGCGGGTGAATGAGGGGGCGCAGGCGGTGATGGTGGCATATGCCATTGGCAGTGATTTAGACCAACTTGCCGCAAATAATGGTATTGAACGGCTGACTATTACACCCATGAATCCTCACGCTATCCCGCCCATTGCCGCAGTGATGGAGTCTGACGACGATTTACGGATTCGTATACCGCAAGCCTTTGAGGGCTTAAGTGTGGCCGGACCAACCGGCACTTATGAATATCACGCCCGCAGCGCTGATGGTCGGATTGCTGACGCATCCGCAATCAGCCCCTCACCCGCCTGTGTCACGGTAACCGTACTATCTCGTGAAGGTAATGGCAAAGCCTCGCAAGATTTATTAAATAAGGTTTTTGCCGTGCTGAATGACGAGAACGTGCGCCCTGTTGCGGATCGATTAACGGTGAAAAGTGCCGAAATAGTCGGTTATCGCATCGATGCCAAACTCTATTTTTACCCAGGACCAGAAGCCGAACCCATTCACGCAGCGTCTGAAGCCCGATTGCAAATCTATATCAATACCCAACGTCGGTTAGGGCGTGATATTCGTCTTTCTGCTATTTACGGTGCGCTGCATGTTGAGGGGGTACAGCGGGTAGAACTGACCACCCCGAGGGTTGATGTGGTGCTCAATAGAACGCAAGCCGCTCATTGCATGGGTTATACCCTGACGACTGGAGGCGCTGATGAATAAGCGCTTATTGCCTGTTGGTTCAACGCCACTGGAGATTGCTGCCGCACAAGCCTGCGCCCGTATGACTGAAGTTGAGGTGCCATTGCGCCAATTATGGTGCGCTGATACCTGTCCGCAGGTATTGCTGCCTTACTTAGCATGGGCGTGGTCGGTGGATCGCTGGGATGAACATTGGCCGGAAGCAACTAAACGCGCTGTCATCAAGGTTTCGTACTCAATTCATAAACGTAAAGGCACCATCGGCGCATTGCGCCGTGTTGTCGAGCCACTAGGCTATCTGATCCGTGTTATCGAATGGTGGAAAACCAACGAGGCACCCGGCACCTTTCGCCTGGATGTTGGCGTGCTGGAAACCGGTATTACTGAGGAGATGTATCAGGAGTTGGAGCGGCTGATTGATGATGCCAAGCCCTGTAGCCGCCATCTGATCGGCCTGTCGATTAATCTCGATGTAAACGGAACTATCCCCATCAGCACCGCCAGCTATGACGGCGACGAAATGACCATTTACCCCTATCTACCCGAAACCATTACCGTCAGCGGCCAAGGCTATTGCGGTGGCGTTGTGCATTTGATTGATGATATGAGAGTGAACCCATGACAGCGAAATATTTTGCGCTACTGACCAATTTAGGTGCAGCCAAACTGGCAAATGCGGCAGCTCTCGGCACCCCATTACAGATTACACAAATGGCCGTGGGTGATGGCGGCGGTATATTACCTACGCCAAACCCAGCACAGACCCAGCTTGTTCGTGAAAAACGTCGCGCCGCACTAAATTCATTAAGTATTGATGAAGCTAATAGTAGCCAGATTATCGCCGAGCAAGTGATCCCCGAAACGGACGGCGGTTGGTGGATACGTGAAGTTGGCTTATTTGATAAAGACGGCATTCTGATCGCCATTGCCAACTGCCCGGACACCTACAAGCCACGGTTACAAGAGGGCAGCGGCCGCACGCAGACCGTACGTATGGTGCTGATTGTCAGCAGTACAGAGGCAGTAACGCTAAAAGTTGATCCCTCAGTGGTGCTGGCAACACGTAAATATATTGATGATCAGGTGATTACCATCAAAACCTATGCTGATGAAAGTATGGAAAAACACCTGAAAGCCCCCCATCCACACAGCCAATATTTGCAGATAAATAAATTGTTTTCAGAGATTAATACATTGGGCGCAGAAGCAATCGCACAGGCTTGCGCTCACCTTGGTTTAACCGAAGCCACGCTTAATCTCTATCCCCCAGGTGCACCTATTCCGTGGCCGAGTGATGAGCTTCCGTCAGGTTACGCCCTGATGCAAGGGCAAAGATTTGATAAAACTCAATGTCCACTACTGGCAAAAGCCTACCCTACCGGAATTATTCCAGATATGCGCGGCTGGATAATCAAGGGTAAACCTAAACATAGTCGAGCTGTGTTATCGCAAGAAATGGATGGCAACAAATCTCATACGCATAGCGCTACCGCATCCAGTACTGATTTAGGTACCCGGTGGACGGCCATATTTGATCACGGCACCAAAGTAACAGATGTTCAAGGTCTACATAGTCATAACGACCAGAGAATTATCGGTAACACGGGGCTTGGTGTCCCACGTTCCCACCTAGGTCAGTATTACTCCATTACCAATAAAGGAAACCATGCTCATAATGTCAGCATCGGTGCCCATGCCCATACCATTGAATTAGGCGCTCACGGTCATTCCATTACGGTTAAGAGCAGCGGTAACGCTGAAGCCACCGTTAGAAACGTAGCTTTTAACTATATTGTGAGGTTGGCATGAAAGAGACATTTGCGTTCTCGGATGAAAATCGCATTATCACGATGTACAACTACTCACCCGTAACCGGTGAATTTATTGGGCAAAGTGATGCCTTTATTCCGGCAAAAACAGGGCTCCCCGCACATTGTACTGTTATCGCACCACCGCAAATATCCGCAGGTCATGCGGTGGTATTTACTGATGATAATTGGCAGTTGGTTGCAGATCATCGCCAGCAGCAGGTTTATGACACGACAACCTGCCAGCCTGTCACTGTAGAGATGTTAGGACCACTGGCTGATAACCTTACCGCACTGGCACCCGCGACATCCTTTGATCAATGGGATGGTAGTGCATGGTGCGTAGATAACGACAAAATAGCCGCGTTTGCCCGCAGTCATCGTAATGCTCTTATTGTCGCCACTGATCCAATGATGGTCAGCGACTATTCAATTAACGATACCCCACTGACCAAAGCCCAGCGCAGTGAATTAACTGTTACTCGCGCTGCCTATCGTGCGTGGCCGACACTGGAGAACTGGCCGCTGATTGAGTTACCAGAATTACCACAATGGCTTTTGATTGAGTCGGTGAATCAGGGCTATATTATTCCCTCCTGGCCGCCAGCGGTATAATCTCCCGACTGTGGGGTTCGCTTATCTATCTTGTGCCATTCCCCACACAACCTCCATCACCTGCTCCCCGCGTAGTTATCCGGCACCATAGGCAATAATCGCTTAACCGGAGAGAACGCATGTCTGCAACCGATTACCACCATGGTGTGCGCGTCATTGAAATTAGCGAAGGCACTCGCCCGATCCGCACTGTCAGTACGGCGGTGGTCGGGATGGTTTGTACCTCCGAAGATGCTGACGCCACCGTATTTCCACTCAATACCCCGGTATTACTCACCGATGTTTTAGCTGCCAGTGGTAAGGCTGGTGACTTCGGCACTTTAGCTTACTCACTGGATGCCATCAGTGACCAAACCAAGCCACTCACGGTTGTTGTCCGTGTCGCACAAGGTGAAACCGAAGCTGAAACCACCTCTAATATTATTGGCGGTTCTACGCCGGATGGCCGCTACACCGGCATGAAAGCGCTGTTAGCCGCACAGGGCAAGTTTGACGTCAAACCACGTATTTTGGGTGTACCAGGTCATGACACCAAAGCCGTTTCCACTGCGCTGCTTTCCATTGCTCAGAGTCTGCGCGCCTTTGCTTACATCAGCGCCTACGATTGCAATACCAAAGAAGAGGCCATTAAGTACCGTGAAAACTTCAACCAGCGTGAAGCGATGTTGATTTGGCCTGATTTTCTCAGTTGGTACACGCTAGTCGCTGCCGAAGATATCGCTTACGCCACCGCCCGCGCTTTAGGCTTACGTGCCAAGATTGATAATGACGTGGGCTGGCATAAATCCCTGTCTAACGTGGCCGTCAATGGCGTGACAGGTATCAGTGCCGATGTGTTTTGGGATCTGCAAAACAGCGCTAGCGATGCTCATTTGCTCAACAGAAAAGACATTACCACCCTGATCCGCAAAGATGGCTTCCGTTTTTGGGGTTCCCGCACCTGCTCTGATAATCCGATGTTTTCCTTTGAGAATTACACCCGCACAGCACAAGTATTGGCTGACACCATGGCTGAGGCCCATATGTGGGCCAACGATAAGCCGCTTACCCCGTCACTGGCAAAAGACATTATTGAGGGCATTCGCGCCAAAATGCGTGAATTGAAATCATTGGGCTATTTGATCGATGGCGATTGCTGGTACGACGACAGCGTGAACGATAAAGACACCCTGAAAGCGGGCCGCCTGTTTATTGATTACGACTATACGCCAGTGCCACCACTGGAAGATTTAACCCTGCGCCAGCGCATTACTGATCGCTATCTGGCTAATTTCGCCGCCGCCGTTAATAGCTAAGGAGCTTAATTATGGCCTTACCACGCAAACTTAAGTTCCTGAATGTATTCAATGACGGGAACAGCTATCAAGGGGTGGTTGAATCGATCACCTTGCCAAAATTAAACCGCAAATTTGAAGAGTTTCGCGGCGGCGGGATGAACGGCAGCGCCAAGGTTGATTTGGGGTTAGCTGACGGCGCGTTAGATGTTGATTGGACGTTAGGCGGTATTGAGTCCGAGATTTACAAGCAATGGGGGGTAACTAAAGTCGATGGCGTGCTACTGCGCTTTGCTGGCTCCTATCAGCGCGACGATACCGGCGAAACCCACGCAGTAGAAATTGTGATGCGTGGCCGCCATGAGGAAATTGACGGTGGCGACAGCAAGCAAGGTGATAACACCACGACCAAGATTTCCACCAAAAACACCTACTACAAATTGACGTGGGACGGCGAAGTGCTGATCGAGGTCGATATTGTGAATATGGTCGAAATGGTCAACGGCGTCGATATGTTGGAAGCCCACCGCCGCAATATTGGCCTTTAATACCCCTCATCAGAGAATGGATGACGAGTCGCGATAGCCCAATCGATGGGGAAATGTTCCGTTCGGGTCGTAGCGGCTTAGGCCGCCGGAGCGCCCGTAGGAACAGTCGCCCCGTCGCACTCGGGGGCAAACCTCCTAACTTTTAATCGGATAATTATTATGAAAAAAGACACGACTGAACCCCAATTTAATGTAATCACGCTGGATGTGCCTATTATCCGGGGTAATACCACGATTACCGAAGTGACGGTCAATAAACCCAACGCCGGAGCGCTGCGCGGTGCCAAACTGCAAGCATTGCTAGATACCGATGTTGACGCACTGATCCGTGTATTACCTCGTATCACTACCCCTAATCTGACCGTGCCAGAAATTAGCAACCTTGATCCGGCTGATATCTATGCACTGTCTCAGGCGCTGGCGATTTTTTTCTTGCCGAACTCGGTCAAGTCAGACTACCTGAGTGCTTAACGGTTGACGATTTGGTGGCGGATATCGCGGTCACTTTCCATTGGCCGCCATCAGCTACCGACCCAATGACTATTGGCGAGCTTTTAGAATGGCGGCATAAAGCCATTATCCGTAACGGGGGCAGCGATGAGTGATAAGAACCTCCGCTTACAGGTTTCTTTAAGCGCCATTGATAAAATTACCAAGCCATTTAAATCTATGTTGGCCAGCAATAAAACGCTGGCCGCATCGATTAAAGCGACGAAAGACCAACTCAAACAACTGGATACGCAGTCCGGCAAGATTGAGGGCTTTCGTAAGAATAAAGTGGCGGTTAATGGTGCCGCTCAAGCGCTGGCCGCCGCACGCGATAAAGCGCGCCAACTCGCCACCGAATTAAAATACAGTGCCGCACCGACCGCTAAGCAGGCCAAAGAGTTTAAACGCGCCAGTGAAGAGGCCGCCAAACTAAAACAAAAATACAATGATTTACGCACCGCGCTACATACCCAGCGTAGCGCATTGCAAAATAGCGGTATTGCCACTAACCGATTAGGTCAGGCACAGCGATCCCTTAAAGCCAATATCACCAGCACCACCGCCGCGCTGACCGCACAGCAGCGGCGATTAGAACAGCAAGCGCAGCAGCAACAGCGCCTTAGCGCTGCCCGCAACCGCTTTGATAGCAGCAATCAGCGCAAAGCCATTGCCGCCGGATTGGGCTACACCTCGCTCTCCACTGGCCGCGCCATGGGCCGCGGGATTGAAAGCGCCTTGCATGTCGGTTATGAGTTTGATGCCATGATGAGCGGCACTCAGGCGGTAACCCGCATTAAAGATAAAAACTCGCCTGAAATGCAAGGTATGCGCCATCAGGCGCGTACCTTGCCGCTGACATCTAAATTTACCGATCTGCAAGTCGCCGAGGGTCAATATTACCTTGGCCGTACTGGCTACAGCCCTAAGCAGGTCGTCGGGGCCATGCCGGGTATGTTGAATCTGGCAGCGGCCGGGGATATCGATCTCGGTACCACCGCAGATATTGCCTCCAATATTCAAACCGCGATGGGGATTCCAGCGGAGAAAATGGATCGGGTGGCTGATGTGCTCACCGCCCTGTTTACCCGTAATAACGTCGATATCCCGATGTTGGGTGAATCTATGAAATATTCCGGTGGTGTTGGGCGCGAATACGGGCAGAGTCTGGAAACTGTTGCGGCGTCTACCGCCATGCTGGGTAGCGCCGGTATTCAGGGCAGTCAGGCCGGTACCACCATGCGCAGTATCTTAAGCCGTATTGGTGGATCCAGTACCGTTAAAGATTTAGGCGTTAAAACTGCTGATAAAAACGGCAATATGCGCGATTTGGTTGATATCCTGAAAGATATCAATGAGAAAACCGCGAAAATGGGCAACGTTGAGCGCGGCGCTATTTTTAAAGATATCGCCGGACAATATGCTGTTACCGGTTTTGGTGTGTTGATGCACGCTGCCGGTAATGGCTCACTAGATAAGATGCGCGGGCAGCCCGGCGAGTATGACGGCGAAGCGGCTCGCGTAGCTGCCACTAAGTTGGATAACCTGAAAGGCGACATGACCATCATTCATGCCGCTTTGGAGAACGTCAGCGTTGAATTATTTGAAAAAAATGACGCATGGCTTAGGTCAACAGCCAAAAGCATTACTGAGTTTATGCATGGCGTGGCTGAGTTTCTCAAGGCCCACCCAAAAATCAGCCTTGGCATTGTGCAGGTAGGTACCGCTGTCGCTATCGCGACTGCCGCATTTGGTGCGCTGGCGATTGCTGTGGTCGGTATTTTGGGGCCGTTCGCGCTACTGCGTTTTACCACCTCAGTATTGGGTATTCGCTTACTGCCGCGCCTGTCGTTGGGTATGTCCAAACTGGCGAGCACCACCCCGATAACCACACGTCAGATTGGCGCTTTTAGTCGCTCACTGCTCACCCTGTCTAAAAATGGCGGCCAGTCGGCTGTTACCAGCCTTAAAGGGCTGGGGAATGGGCTGGTTAGTGTGGTGCGATCGCCGGTTAAATCCGGTATTAGCGGCTTTAAAATGCTGGGTAATGGCATTAGCTGGCTGGCTAAGTCCCCACTTAAATTCCTGCGTTTTGCCCTTGGCGGCTTGGGTAGTCTGCTTGGGATTTTAATCAGCCCGATTGGCCTGATTGCGGCGGCCATCGTGGGCGCTGGTTTACTGATTTACAAATACTGGAAACCGATTAAAGCATTTTTGGGGGGCGTGGTAGAGGGCTTTATGCAAGCCGCTGCCCCGATTAAAGAAGCACTAAAACCGCTGGGGCCGGTGTTTGACTGGATTGGTGATGCGGTTAAAAACGTGTGGAACTGGTTTAAAAAGTTACTGGAACCAGTGCAATCGACCACCGCCGATTTAAACAGCGCCGCCGATGCTGGGAAATCCTTTGGTCAGTTCTTGGCTGATGGTATCAATCTGGCAATGACGCCGCTCAAATTACTGATCTCATCCATTAAGTGGGTGTTGGAAAAGCTGGATGAAGTAAAACAGCGCTCCGAGAAAACCCGCGAACTGGCGCAGAGTAATCCGGCGGTAGCGGCCGCCGCAGGTAACTACGGCATCACATGGAAGCCCGCCCCAAAGGGCAACAGCGCCGCTGATATTGCCGCGAAATATACCGGTGAATATGATAGTGGTGGCTATATCCCGCTGGGTAAATTTGGCGTAGTGGGTGAGCATGGCCCTGAAATCATCAACGGCCCCGCGCAAGTTACCGGCCGCCGTAATACCGCCGCAATGGCGGTCGCGGCTTCCATGTTATTCAGTGGCTATCAGGCCGCCGCCGCACCGCTGCATCCATACAGTTTACCGGCGGCGCAGTACCGCAGTCACAATAACGGCCAATCCGGCAACCAACAGCAAAACCAAGTCAGCACTGGTGCACCCATTATCAATATCTACCCGCTGCCACAACATGACGCGCAAGATATCGCGCGTGAGGTAGCCCGCCAGCTAGCCGCCCACCGCAGCCAGGCACAAAGTAAATCAAACCGCAGTTATCAAGACCATGACGATTAAGGAGCACTAACATGATGATGGCATTTGGGATGTTTATATTTATGCTGCAAACCGTCCCCTACCAAGATTTTCAACATCAAATGGCATGGCGTCACCCGTCAAATGCCCGTATCGGCTTGCGGCCAATCAGCCAATTTTTAGGGCCAGATGAAGAATCAATTACCCTGTCCGGCGTGTTATACCCAGAATTGACCGGCGGTAAAGTCTCATTGATGGCGCTACAACTGATGGCTGAAACGGGTAAGGCTTGGTCATTGATTGAAGGGAATGGCGCGATCCACGGCATGTTTGTAATTGAGAATCTTAGCCGCACCAAAAGTATCTTTTTCAGTGACGGTTCGGCACGCAAGATTGAATTCACGCTGACATTAAAACGTACCGATGAATCTTTAAAAGAGATGTTTGGTGATTTATCTCAGCAATTTGACGATATCGCCGCGCAAATATCTGATACCGCCAGCGGGTTATTATCATGATCGATATCCTGTCCAATAACGGTCATAACGCACCGGATTATTCTATTACCGTGGATGGCATCGATAAAAGCGGCGGCATTAAAAAGCGGTTAATGTCGTTAACCTTGACTGATAATCGCGGTTTTGAAGCTGATCAGCTGGATATTGAACTGGATGATTCAGACGGTCAATTAGTACTGCCACGTCGCGGGGCAAAAATAGCGGTTGCACTGGGCTGGCAAGGGGCGGCGCTAATGGATAAAGGCGTATTTACCGTGGATGAAATAGAGCACAGCGGCGCACCGGATAAGCTGACTATTCACGCCCGCAGTGCAGATTTTCGTGAAACACTGAATGTTCGCCGTGATCAGTCATACCATAAAACCACTATTGGCGGGATCATTAAAATAATTGCCGAGCGCAATAGACTCACGCCAACTTTAAATAAAGCCATGTCTGATTTAACGGTTGACCATATAGACCAAACCAACGAATCAGACGGTAATTTAATTACCCGACTGGCAAAACAATATGGCGCTATTGCCGCGGTAAAAAATGGAAATCTGTTATTTATCAAACAAGGTCAGGCGAAAACCGCCAGCGGTAAACCGATTCCGGTTATGACCCTTATTCGCAGTTTGGGTGACGGCCATCAATTTAGTATGGCTGACCGGGGCGCTTATACCGGCGTGGTGGCAAACTGGCTGAATACCCGCACCACGGAAAAGCCGGTGGTTAAGGTAAAACGTAAGCGCAAAACAACCAGCACCGCCAAGCCCAAAGAGCCGGAAGAGCCGGAAGAGAAACAAGGTGAATATCTGATCGGTACTGATGAAAATGTACTGACCTTACGCACCACTTACGCCAGCAAATACAATGCACAGCGAGCGGCTAAATCGAATTGGGAACGACTGCAACGCGGCGCGGCTAAATTTTCTATTCAGCTTGCGAAGGGGCGCGCAGATCTCTATCCCGAAGTACCAGTTAAAGTGACCGGATTCAAAAAACAGATTGATGAAGCTGATTGGACATTGGTGACTGTGACCCATTCAGTGAGTGACAGTGGTTTTACTACCGTGCTGGAGCTAGAGGTGAAAATAGATGATTTGGATATGGAATGATGATTTTTAATCAATAATCACGCATAATTATCATTAACACCGACCCTAGTCGGGATGATACCGGAGTCCGGATCATGTTCAATTGCCCTTTATGCCACGGAGCAGCCCATACCCGCAGCAGCAGCCAGGTAACCACCGAAACCAAAGAGCGCTATCACCAATGTATTAATGTGAATTGCGGCCATACCTTTGTGACGGTGGAAAGTTTCATGCGTTCAATATCGAAACCTAGCGAGATAAACCCGGTCCAACCTCATCCACAAACCGAAGGTCAGGTAGTCATGTTTTGA